CCAGAGTTAATTAAAGTGAAGCCACCACCAGCCGCAGGAGCAGCCCACTTCAAGCCTGTTGAAGTTGAAGAATCAACCTGCAATGTGTGCCCATTTGTGCCGCCAACTGTAAGCTTTGAAAATGTGTCTGCGCCTGTGCCTACAACTAGGTCACCTTTGGCGTCAAAGGCTGTGGCAACTGTGTTAGTTACTACTGGGATCGGGCCAGTTCCTGAAGCTACCGAAATACCAGTGCCAGCTTGAACTTCAGTTATATCGCCTTGATCATTATTTATCCAAGCCGGGACTCCAGCAGAAACGCCTAGAATTTGGCCGTTGCTTCCAATTGGCAAGCGAGTGTTTGTATTGGCAGTAGCAGAGCGATAAGCAATATCTCCAAGCGTTGTCTCTGGATTTAGATTTTTAGTTGTCGTATCAATTGAACTGCCCAATGTGCGAATAGCAGCTGCGCCATCCTTGACGAGATCAGTGTCGTCAGGGGTATCCCAGCCGTAATTAGTAGTCGTTGCCATTTATTCTCCTATGCCACAATTGTAGCGTCTAGCCAGTATAAAGCTGGATTTATTGTATTCCAACTCTCAGGTGCAGGAACATCCTGCCATTTCATTGCTTGAAGGCTAAATGCCAAAGGTGAAACATTGAGTGTCAGGTCAAGCCTATTTAATGAAGCCGTCCAAGTCCAACCTTCAACAAAGCCTTGGAATTCTCCATTAACCATATTGCTAGGCAAATTAATGATATTGACTGGCATACCCATAAAAACATTTAGCAGGCTATCTCGATCCAAATTGTCAATTTCAGAGCTGGCTAACGGAAAAGTTATATTTCTTAAGGCAAACTGAGGATAAGCCCTGATGAGTAGGTAAAAGGCTGCTTGATCCTCGGCATCGTTTTGATTTCGCAGCGTTGTTCTAATGGTCGTTGCTAATTGGCCATAAAGAGCTATTGAAGCCGCATCCTCATCTGTAACCTCGGCATTGCCTACTCCGTATCCGACTGTGATGGCATTTCGGACATCGCCAGCTCGCTTGACGATAGACAGAGCTGGGCCGATGGCGTGATTGCCATCTAAATCAACATAGCCATTAATTCCTATGTATTGAGCCCTATGGGTTGAATCCGCATAGCTAATACGCCCTTGAGCATCCTCATATAAATAACCAAGTCCGCTGGTCGCAAAGCGAGAAGCTAAATTATAAACTGTATCATTTAAGTTGCTTTCTGAGTGCAAGTCAAAATCGCCCGGAGTGTCTATCTCGCCATAACCAGTATTCTCAGCATCTTCCCATTGAACTACAGGGTCATAATCGTCCCAAGCCTCAGCTGCTGGGACTTCATTCCATTGGTCAAACAAAACACCTTCAAGAAGTGCAGCAATTCGGTCTCCATCAAATTGATGTGGAAAGTTGCCTGTATAAACCGCTCTGGCTAATCGAGCCAATGCCCCTACTGCCACTATTTTAATTTGTTGGCTGGTGGCCGTTGATCCTGAAGTTTGGACTGTAATGCCTAAATCAGTTATGAACCCGCCAAAAACATTGACATAAGTATTAGTCGAATCCTTGACTTCAATAGTTACGGCATCGTTAATCTCAAATGGGACTGATGCCTCAGCGGTTTCAATAAGCGTTAAATTGCAATAGCCAGCGATTGGCTGTGAATAAATATCGGTTCGACCAGAGGTGATAGTCAATCCGCTTAAAGTGGCGCTGGTGACTGTTGATCCATTGACCTTGACGCGATAGACAGGATTCCAAAGGGTCATACGCCAAGAGTATCTAAGGAGCCAGTCCTTGCTTGACTTTCATTGAGCGCATCAATTACCGCTCTAGTAAATCCTTCGCTATCTATAATTGAAGCGGCATTGACATTTATAACGACGCCTTGAGTTGAAGTATCTGAAGTATTTGTTATACCAGCTTTCCTATCTGCAATTCTTTGTCTAATTGCTGCCGTTTCAGCCTTCAATTCTTCTGTTCTAGCAACAGCGTCTAAATAGGCTTGGCTTGGAACGAAAGGAACAGTAGGGAAAAAAGGATTAGTAAAGTTTCCGCCGCCAGTATCATCTGTAAGATCATTATCGCCTCCGCCTGTTGTGAGGAAGCTAGAATTGCTAAAAGGATTAATTTTGCCAAGAAATTGGCTTAACGGATTGTTTTTTATAAAATCGACAATTTTTTTATAGGCATCATATAGGTCTTTAAAGAAATTAACAGCCTTACCTACAATATTTACGACCGCCGTAATGCCAGTTACTATGCCGCTGAAGGCTGATTTGAGAGCTCCTGTCATTATTGGCACAATATATTTATTCAAGAAATTCCATAAAGCGGTAAATTCTTCTTTATTATCATCAATAGCTTTAGTCAAAGGTTTTAACTTATCCTGAATTGCTTGAACTGCTGGGCCTACTTTAGTATTAAAGGCATCCAGTAATTGAGTCAGGATAGGCAATAACCGAGCGCCTACAGATTCTTTAGCCTCATCAAAGGCAACTTGCATCCTTGCCATCTTGCCACTAAAAGTATCTGCCTGAAGCGAAGCTTGGCCGCCAAAGGTTTGAGCTAATGATTTAGTTACATCGTCAAAACTCATTGATTTTAATTCAGCAGCGGAAAGTCCTACACCGAGACGCTGAAGCGAAGTGTTAGTGCCATCGTAAGCTTTGGCTAAAGCTACGCTTACTGTCTCTAAATCTTTACCAGAACCAGCAGCAATATCCAGAGCTAAAGTCTGTAATTTCTGCGCTTTTTCAACATCATTAGTCGCTCTTACTAGCTTTTCAAAAGAAGGTCTTAATTTGTCATCGGCCACACCAGTAGCCAAAGACATCTTTAGGATTTGATCCTCTACCGCTTTTATTTGTTCTCTGGTAGCTCCAGTCGTATTCTCTAAAGTCTGAGCTAACTTGACTTGCGCTTTCTCATCTTCTATGGCTGCCTTAACGCCATCAATTAGCAACTTACCAGCATAAGCAGCTGCGGCAGCAGCAGCAACGGCAAAAGCGGCGGCAGCCTTCTTTCCAAATTCTCCTAGCTTATTGCCAAAGCCTTCAACTTCTTTTTCACCTTGGCCAAGCTTTTTCTTTAGATCATCAACATCTGCAAGGATGGATAACTTAAGTGTTCTATTACCAGCCATTTGTTATCCCCATTTCTTTACAATTGCAGCAAAAGCTTCTTCCCATTTGCGCACTAATTCAGGCTGAATCTTGCGAAGTGTCGGGTAGATGAAATAGCCAGAATTGCCGCGTCCGCGATTGGGAGTTCTTCTGGGGAACTGGCGATAGCGGTTACTTCCAAATTCAAGACCTGCCCAGAGCCTCTGTGTTGTTGCGCCACCAGAAAACCTCTGAGATGCAAAGCCATATGAGAATTCACCGATTTTGGATGACTTGCTAATTCTGACGCCTTCGGCGACTCTCCGAACACCAGCACCCGAGACTTGTCGTCCCAGCGCGCTGACTTTGATTTGATTGGCGGCGTAGGTTGCGAGAGCGCTACTTTCGGTTCTAGCTTCTTGGATTGCTTGTTCATCCATTGCTTTAAAGGCGCTGAGAATACCGCGTAGCTCGCTACGATCATAAGTAATCGGATCACTTGCCACCATTTCTCTCCTTTAGTATTTCCAAGGCCGTCAAGACATCTTCGGCATCATCCCAATATTGTTTAGGAATCCGCGTCTCAATTGCCAGAAGCGTTAGAAGATAGTTTAGGCTTCCAGCGGTGTGGCTTTTGGGTTTTCATTCACCACATCAATATCGGCAACTGTCTCCATCCATACTTCGAAAGATTTAACTGGCTTACCAGCCGCTTCGCGTTTCATTGCGTTATATGCAAGGAACATAATGTCCCAGACACCGCCTAATTCGCCAATCGTCTTGCCAGTTGCTTTCTCCCATTTGGCATACTCGGGCGGTTGGGCAACATAAGTTGCTTCCTCGCCCGAGTTATATTCAATTTTAATTTGTGATTTCATAGCTCCCGATGCTCCGATCTCTTAGCTAAAGCTTTCTGCTGGTTGTCCAATTACTGTCATTGTCCAAGTGTCAGTTAGCGCTCCTGGTGCTGCGCCTCCTGCTGTTGGAAATATTGGCAGAACTTGGAATGTAAAAGTTGCGCCAGATGCGGCTGTAAATACTGTTGAGATTCCAGTATTAGGCGCTGATTCTGCTACGCCCCACATAATTTCAAATAGAGAGCCAGTCGCTCCCCAATCCTGTAGCAATTCAATTGCAAATGTCCATTGCTTATCAACGGACTTATAGGCGCGACCATCAAGAGTTTGATAGGTCTCGATGATAGTTTCGCAGCTTAGGACTGCAGAAGTAGTTTGAGCATCGAAG